GAAGTGCCGATCTCAATGGTGCCAATCTCAGTGGTGCCGATCTCAGTGGTGCCGATCTCAGAGGTGCCGATCTCAGTGGTGCCAATCTGACTGTAGGGAATGTGAATCGGAAAATCGAAAATTAATACCCCCTTTTAAACTGGAGACAAAACAATGACTAAAGATGAATTAGAAAAAGTATTAGCCGCTCATGCCAAATGGACCTACAATTCATCGAGTGGTTTACGTGCTGATCTGCGTGATGCTAATCTGAGATGTGCTAATCTGAGATGTGCTAATCTGAATGGTGCTAATCTGAGTGGTGCTGATCTGCGTCATGCTGATCTGCGTGATGCTAATCTGTGTGATGCTGATCTGCGTGATGCTAATCTGGGACGTGCTAATCTGAGATGTGCTAATCTGATTGATGCCAATCTTAATGGTGCCGATCTCAATGATGCCGATCTCAGGAATGCCGATCTCAGAAGGGCCAATCTGAGTGATGCTAATCTGAGTAATGCCGATCTCAGCGGTGCCAAGCTCAGAAGTGCCGATCTCAATGGTGCCAATCTCAGTGGTGCCAAGCTCAGAAGTGCCGATCTCAGAGGTGCCAATCTCAGTGATGCTGATCTCAGTGGTGCCGATCTCAGAGGTGCCGATCTCAGTGGTGCCAATCTCAGTGATGCTGATCTCATTGATGCCAATCTCAGTGGTGCCAATCTGACTGATGCCGATCTCAGAGGTGCCGATCTCAGTGGTGCCAATCTGACTGTAGGGAATGTGAATCGGAAAATCGAAAATTAATAACCTTTTTTTTTACGGAGTATTCAACATGATCCTATCAATCTTAATAATTACTGTTTATGCGTTTTTAACTGTCATCACACTGGACACTTACGAGGATTTATTTAAATGAAAAAGTATGAATTAACAAAAGAAACTAAAACTTACTCTGGCGTTACATTGTATCGCATTAAGGCAATAAGAAATTTTAGAGGTATTAAAAAAGGAGAAAAGGGTGGATACATTGAAAAGGAAGTAAATCTTTCTCATTATGGTAATGCGTGGATTTATGATAATGCGTGTGTTTATGGTGATGCGGAGATTTCTGGTAATGCGAAGATTTACAATGATACGAAGATTTGCAATGATACGAAGATTTTCGGCAATGCGAAGATTTACAACAATGCGAAGATTTTTGGCAATGCGTGGATTTTCGACAATGCGAAGATTTACAACAATGCGAAGATTTTTGGCAATGCGTGGGTTTTCGGCAATGTGAAGATTTCTGACAATGCGTATGTTTTCGGTAATGCGAATGTTTATGGTGATGCGAAGATTTCTGGCAATACGTGTGTTTTTAGTGATGTGAAGATTGAAGGGGAAATTAAATGAAAAGAACTGCCATATATATACGTGTATCGACTACCGATCAGGAGAGCGGTCTGGAATCTCAACGAGCTACCCTCTTGTCCTGGGTGAAAAATCACGGCATAGAGAATTATAAAATCTATCAGGATAAAATTAGCGGAGCGAAAGATAAGCGACCAGGGTTGGATGAGTTAAAGGCTGATGTTTTTAATGGTGTTGTTGACACTATCATCACCTGGAAGCTTGACCGGATCAGCCGTGGTTCAATCGCCAGTGGTATAAATCTCCTGCATGGTTGGTTAAAGCATGGTATTCGCTTCGTGTCCATCCAGCAGCAGTTTGACTTCTCTGGGGCGGTCGGTGAAGTCGTCGCTGCTTTATTATTTGGGATTGCCCAGATGGAGCGAGAGAACATAATTGACAATGTAAAGCGTGGCCAAGCAAAAGCATTGAATGCTCAGTGTCCAGTGTGTGGTAAAATGGTGACTCCGATTAATCGTGACATTCTAAAAAGTCCAGATTCGAGAGTGCATTATTATAATTGCTGCGGCCAAAGCTGGCAAGGTAAGCGGTGGGGGGGGTCGGAAAAAGGTCGACACTTGACTGTAACACAAAGCCAGGTAGAACAGGTCTTAAAGCTAAAGCAAGCTGGCTACTCTGTGAAGGAGATCGTTAAATTAAGTCACGTTAGTCAATCAAGTGTTTATCGATTAATACGTTACGCACGTTGTTAGTACAGCCGCTGCTAGCCAATAAATACCTCGTTTATAATCACCCTGCCAGAAATAGACACCAGCGGCCCCGATGTCCAAAACAATCAACAATGTTGGAAATAATTGCTCTATTTTGATTATCATCATTTTATATCCATTTTATTTCGTCCATAACTATTATTACCGAACGTTGTAGCTTGTCCTTAATAATTAAGTTTTATTTACATTTGAGTTTAAAAGCTTATCTTTAAGCAATCTTTTAAGCTCAGTAATTTTTGCGTTTTGTTTCATTCTGCAAACTTCACGTTGCTCTATTTCATGCTGCTGCATAATAATTTGATTTTCCATTTTATCTATTTCCGCTGCACATCTTTTAATTAGGTTCGTAAATTCACTCATCTTTATTTATTCCCTTCAAATATATGTTTACATTGATAATGTCAATGAAACATCATTATCTTTATCAGACGTTGCTAGAACACCCTTTATATAAGATGATTTTTACATTGCGTTTTATGCGTTTAAAATTTCGTCTTTCAGTAGAAGTTGCTTGAATGCCCGAACTTGGGTATCTGTCAATTCATCACTCACTTTAGCAACCGCTCCTCTCAAGTTTACAATCTCTTTTTCTTTGTCATTTTCCTGCCCTTCAAGTTTTTCGTAGTCTTTATATAGTTCCCGGTACTGGTCATTAGCTGCCTGTAGTTCGCTTATTTTAGTTTTAAACCGCTTTTCTCGGTACTGTAGCTCTCTTATTACATCTACCACCAATTGTGGCCACCCTGACTCTCCTTGCAAATTTATAAATGATATATTCACGTTTTTCTTTCTTGGTATTCTATTCAACTTAGAATTATAATAAATTATTTCATCCTCACGCTCCAAGCGATACGCAACACGAGTGTTTATCTCGCCCTTGTGAATTCTTGTTTCTATCATTAGATTTCCTTTCAGTTATTTGTTGAAATATATGTTTATATTTATTTCTTCAATGAAACATCATTATTATTGTAGGACGGTCAAAAGCGGTCAAAATCTTCGTCGTCATCAATATTCCCATATTTTCTTGCTTTGTAACTCGCTTCAATTCTTCCGGTGTATTCTACAGTGAGAGTGATTCCGTCAAAAATTCGTGATCTTGTTCCGTCGTTCATCATTGCTCTCGTCATTCTTATCGCCGGAATTGCGGATCGCAACATTAAATTAAATGTATTAGCGGTGCCTGGCCGGCTTTTCCCTTGCTCGTATTTACACCAGAATTTCCACGCATGATACAACTCCGCCCTGGGAACCATTAAATCTGCTCCGGTATTACAGCAATCCAGGATGAAAGCGGCAATTGGACTACCAATCTCTTTCATGTCATTGATGGCCGCCTGAGACATCCTGGGTCGTGTGATATATCCTTGCTTCTTCAGTGTTGCCCAGCCGTCGATTGCCCAGTTTAGGATACCAGACAATTCAGAGGTTAAATCGTTTGACAGGTGGATATTCTCGCGGCCTTCATAGGAGTTGACCATTTGAATGACCGCGAATCTGTTATGCATCGCACCGCTAGAGTCGGCCAGTGATGGAATATCATTAGATAGTAACGTGATTTTGGTAGGAAGTCTCATCGTTTTCGATCCGCCTACGAATTTCTTTTCGATTGCTACTTCATCCTCTCCAGAGATTGTAAGCAGCCGCTCCATGATCGCAGTTTTTGACTTACTGTTATCAATCCGACAATCTCCTACCAGCATTAATTGTTTTTCGATTAATTGTTCCAGGCCAAATCGGCTAGATAAGGACTCCAGAACTGGGGCACAAAAGTTCGTTTTGCCTACTATGCCTCCCAGTATCCGGCCAATTGTTCCTTTACCGCATCGCCTGGGGCCGAGTATGAGCATTATCTTGTGCAGATAGGTGTCCCAGGTCAGGCAGTAGCCAAACCATTGCTGGAGGGCTTCCATGGACTCTTCGTCGCCATTAAAAACGTCCAGCAGGAATTCGATCCACTTCGGGCACTTGGCGTCTGGTAAAAAAGAGTATGGTAGGCAATTTATCGCAAAAAACTCCTCAGTCTGCGGAATTAACCTCTTCTCAGGCAAATAGAGTATACCATTTTGCACGTTGATTAAGTCCATTGGATTCTCAGGGTGTTCATTTACCCAAAAAGGCGGGGCGGTATTCATATCGACTAAAACGCCATGGGCGACGGCGGCTCGTTTTACTTCATTAACTGATTGACTTGTTGCGATGATTTTTGCTGATTTTATCTCTCCCTTCTGGTCGCCAGAGTTGTAATTTCCGTTTGGATACCATAGCTTATTGATATGATTATAGACTTTGGCATTTAAATGATCTTCTGTGATCTCTTCGTAATGTGTATCAACGTATTGCCACCATCTGTTTGCGTACTTTCGAAGCGTTCGATGATATTTCATCGAAGTATATTTTGCATTGAGAAAATGAAGGCTCACTTCCAGTGGATCTTTCGATTTCACGAAATTGATACCCCGGCGCGGATTGTCAAGCTTCTGGCCTTTACCATTGCCAGTAGGCTGATTGGCCGGCTGATCGGTTAGCTTCTTACCTGCCTGGTGCTGTCCGTTACGTAGGGCGGATAGGAAGACAGTCTTTAATTCAGTCTCCGGTAGTGGTGGCATGTTTTTACCGATATTCCATGCGGATAGCATAATCCAAGCTTCTGACTCCTCCATGCAAAAATCCACTACCAAGTTCGTTGCCACTATGAATGTATTCTTGTTCCGGTTTCCTTCTGTGTTACTTGGTATTGCATTGATATACGCCTGGGCTCGTTTGTTCATATTATGCCTGGCCTTCGGACCAGACGGTACGCCCACCTGTGTTATCTCGGGGTCAGGGGGCGAAATGTCCTCCGGGGCCATAGTTTCAATCAGCTTATTAAAATGATAGATGGTATTACTTCGTCGAAGTGTTTCGCAGGGGGCGATTGGCAGTTTACGATTCATAAAACCCGGCAGTCTCAGTAACCGGGGAGAATCATGGATTGCTTTGTCTGATTTTACGGTGCGAATTAGCCGTTTTTGGATGGAAGTCCAGAGGTCCATGTTCGTGATGGGTTCGGCGAGCTTCCAGTAAGCGTGACCGCCATGTCCGCTGGTCAATACAATTGATGCTGGTGGCATACCACATTTTTCAATAATTCCTGGGATTCTTTCTGCATCTATATTATCAAAATCAGCGAATAAACATCTAGCCAGAGCAATGTTTTTCTTATTACCAGAGGCAACTTCTTTGCGAGGGTTAGCTCCGAAGAATATATTGTACCCACGTTTATTATCTACATTCATAATCTCATAAGACAGTGCGACTTCCCTGGCAGGCATGAAGTTACTGAGCGATGGGAGTAGTCCACCCTTTACGGGATCAAGGCTGCGAATCTCAACAAGATCATCCGGCTGGAAGATAGTTGCGATGAAGGCTTTGAGTTCTTCTAATTTTTCATTGGCCATTGTAATCCTTTACTTAGTGCGGCATCCCTTACAGAGATTTTCTTTGCTCCATAATGGTTGTAAATTTGACAGTTTCCAGCATTGTTTAAAATTTTCATCTTCTATAGTTATAAAATGGAAATCTTTCACTGGGACAATATGGTCAATATGCCACTCCGTTCGATTAGCCCATTTCATCCCGGGTTTAAAATGCTTCTCAATGTGTCTTATTAGTTCTTGTCCTGTATATCCCAGATGCTTCAGTAATAAGCTAGAGCTATTCGGATGTTTAATCGCATATCGAATGCAGTTCCTTGCGGATTCGCAAAGTTTAAATTTTAAATCTACCTTTATTCTTTCTTTGCGACGCTTGTTCTTTTTATCCTTATTGGCTTGGTGATATTCAGCATTCATAGCACTTCTGCATTTATTGCAATAGAATTGATTGTAAGATATTTTATTGCATTTTTTGCATAAGTTCATTGCAATCCTTTACTTAGTACTTTGTGCTTTTTCGTGATCCATCACTCATAATTTTATTCTTTCCAAAAAAACCCCCACCGGAACCACAAGTCCCGGTGGGGGCTTATAAATTATCTATCTAAACGAATCCCGAAAAGTACTCTTGTACAGTCGGAATGGTTAAGTTTTGTTTTTTTCGGTTGGTGACAGTAGCTTGTCTGGCATTATAGGTGGGATTATAAATGCTTTTTCGCCACCAGAGAGGATCGGCTTCATAATGTCCTTGAATATTGTAGAATTTTCCAGTGACTTCACTGCCTCGATGGCTTGAGCCCCTAATTTTGAGCCTCTGGCAATCTGGATATTCCGAGTCTTTATGAAGATATTCAATAGTCCTAATGCTCCGAGTGCTAACATATCGTATGGATATGGCAACACACCACTGGCTACTTCTAGCGTCTGAGTTACAATCCCTGTCGTGGGATCTACGTACTTCTTTATCGCTGCCTTGTCCCAGCCTGACACTTTTGTGTACAGGGTCTGATCTCCCGGGGGGAGTGCAGCATATTCCTCCGGGGTGATTGACGTTATCGTTCCGTCAGCATTCGGTTTCACGTAGTTCGCTACGCATCCTACCAGTGTAATCACCAGCATCAATGTAACAATAAGCCATGGTACTTTTTTCATTCTTTGGTCCTTTCCAAAAATTCGGCGAATCTCAGTGGCCGTCCCGCGACGGACCAATCAAACAAAGATTCTTCTTCCGATGTTAAATGTCGTTCAAAATAGAAGCGGTCCAATTTAAAACTGAACCGTTTAATTCTTTCCATTTTTTTTAAGCCTGTTTCTCGTTGTTTGTTTGAGGAGGCTCGTTTGAAAGTGTCGAAAGTTCTGCGTGACATAAATTTCCTTCAATTCTTTTAATTCCTTTAATGCAGTTCACAGCCTGTTTTACGTCGGTCCACACCCAAGACAGTCCTTCTGCGCGGGCAACTGCTTTGAGGTTTTCCTGCTGGATTCGCGTAGGTTCTTTCCCGGGCAGTTTAACTTCACCTTCGAAGTATAATCCGAATCGACAGCCGTATATATCGGCATGTCCACGTCCTGTATACGCACTAGCAACATGGGCATGAACGCGAATATTACCAGGGTCGATTTTCTTGATGGCTTTCACTATCTTACCTTGTAGTTTAGATTCTTCACTCACTTTTTACCAGTATCCCTATTGGCACCATATTACACCGGGCGGCTGTGGCGACTTGCTCTCCAACCATTCCCGGTGTTGCTATATCGCCGGTATCAAATAACGCACAGCCTGCGTTGCAAAATGGTGCCATACTACTGTATGGACAGGTCAAGACTGTTAATTTGTCACCATCGATACGATGGAGAGCGTCGGGTATTGTGACAGCATTCTCATCCATTGATAGCTTAATCGGTTTAAGTGTTACTTTTTTCATAATTATCGTACTTCCTTAATTAAAAATGGTTCTTCGTGATCTGACTCATAGCCAGGTAAATTATAGAATATATCCCTCACTGTTGAACGGAGATCTTTGGGTTTGGTGCGAGGTTGCCAGGGGATAGTCCAGGTGGTGGCATCTCTAGACGTCCATGTAGAAAAAAGCATTTCTTCCACAGTTAGCCAAGGATCCTCATCACCCAAAGGGAAACTTTCAATATAGTATGGAAGTTTTCTTATTCTTTGCCATGCCTTTAATGGTCGAACAGTAATAATCCTATGCCTATGTTGTGAATCTAACCCTTCTGTTAACATTGTCACTTCTACACGAGTTATTGTCTTATCCTTAAACCATTCTTCTCCTATCTCTCCTAGTTTCACGATTAATGAACTGACATGTTGCTGAGTATAGGTTGTATGGCCCCGATTGAGGAATAACAAAATCGCCGGGAGGGTTTTTATTTTTTTAGGTTGTTTTTTATTCATAATTCACTTTTTAAATGCTTATATATAAGATTGCACATTTGTTGTTTACTAAGAGTTTTTCCTACGACTTGCTCTTCTATAGTATCGCGTGACACAATTACATAATTGGTTACTTTATTCTTTTGTCCAATTCGTGGCAGCCGGTCTCTACTCTGGCTTGTAAGTTCCCAACTCCAATCAGGATTTACCCAAATTGCTTCACTCGCATTATATTGAAAATTAAGTCCATGGGCTCCACTCATCGGGTTAATTATGATATATTTTACTTTCTCGTTTTTTTTGTCCTTGAATGCATCGATAGCCTTGTGTCTTTCTTCCTGACCCCCGCGTAACGCTACGGCAGAATCACCAAGTTCAATGCTTAATTGCTCGATGATATGTACCCAATTACTCCATATCACTACCTGGCGACCTTCCAAGTGGTCCAGAATTTCAACGACTGCTTTGATCTTTGAAGTGCCGAAAATGTGAGTTTCATCTTCGTTATATACGAATCCACAAGATAGTTGTCGAAGTTTCTGTTGACATGTTAAAATAAATTCAGCTATGACCACGTTACCGGACTCAAGTTTTATTACAAGATCTTTCTTCATACTATTGTATGCGTCCATTTCTTTCTTAGTCAAACTAATTTTCCGAGTCACGTTTATTACAGGTGGGAGGTCTATGGCCTCTTCTTTGCGCACAATGTCCACCACTGGAGCCATAAGCTCAGTAAATTGCTTTAGCATTCGCTTACGGAATACAAGCTTCTTCAATTGACCACCTAAAGGAATCATATTAAAGAACCTTGAACGGAACGAGAAGAATGATGGGACAATTCTGCCACACCGATTTTCTTCAGCGAATATTTTAGGTGCCACGAATGTGATTTGTGCCCAGTATTCGGATTCATTGTTCGGGGCTGGAGTGGCACTGAGGCAATATCGGAATGGAACGATGTCAGTTGCGTTCGATGGGTATTCTTTGCATGAGACACCGGCCAAAGAAAGTAGTGCTTTCGTGATCTGTGATTTATAAGATTTCATCATGCTGGATTCGTCTACAAAAATAATATTAAACTTCTTTTTCTTAATGTCTTCAAAAAGAATTTTGTACTGTTCTGGAGTGGTCATATATAAATCGTGATCTTCGGCAAGCTTCGGACGACGTTTCTTCTGGTTCTTATCCCAGAATACAATATAATCAATTTCAGGAGCGAATTGATTCAAGTCAGAGATCCACGCGTCTTCGATGATTCCTATCCTGCATACTATCAATGTCTTACAATTTGGTACAAACTGCATAGCATACTGTATGAGCTTAATTGCTGTATAAGTTTTACCAATTCCGCAATCGTGGAAGAAGCACATGTTACGTTGTTTTCCTTTTTCGATTGCAATTAGTTGATGTTTAAATGGTTTCATTTTCTCATCTTTGCTGCTGCTGCATTAGCGAACAAGGAGCGTAGCCAGGCGGGGACTGATGAAGGCTTTGTTGCTTTAATTTTTCCTTTAGTGCCTCTCGACTGTAGCCGGTTTACTTTCCGTGATTGCGGATTTAATTTTTTCTTTTGTTTCTTCTTTTGTTTCTTCATTTTTTTCTTCATTTTTTTCTTCATTTTTTTCTTCATTTTTTTCTTGCCATCTTTCTTGCTACTTTATATCCGGTAAGTTCATAAACTCGTTTCATATTAGTAACAACGATCTCCGTTGGTTTTTTTTTACGTTTAATCATTGCAAGGATCACACCATCTTCTCTCGCTCTGACTACATACCCCTGGATGCTGGCAGTGCTACATTCACAATCTTCTGCTAAAGTTTCTTTAGTTCTACCGAATGATGAAATATTTTCTAAAAATGTGTCATATTTACTTTTTCTTCTTTTAATCATTTGTTCTTCCATCGTTGTATGAATAGCCCGGAAGCACGGTGCCCCCGGGTTATTGAAAAAGTTAATCCCTTGCCGTGATTCATACAGTTGCCGGGCAAGGACGTTATTGTTATATCACAAGGCAGCAAGCTTAATGGCTGTGATGGACAAATCGCACACTGCACTGGACTCAGCCCGATCATGAACGCTGCTGTTAAGCTACTTGTGATATATTTATTTTTAAAACTGATTTTATTCACTTTTTAATCGTTACAGCTAGCTGCCACTTCTTGTGATATGCTAGATGTAATGAAATTCTTAGTTTCCTTGTACGCTGGAAGGACGTGGCTATTGAGGAATTCAGAATTATACACCAAACCGCTCTTCTCTAATTGAAGAACACTACTGGACATAGAGCCGTATTCTTTTGTAGCAAGGGTGAATTTAACATTCAGAGCTTGATATTTTCCACCTGGAGCCGTTGATTTAGCACTCACTATAAAAGGTAGAATGCCTTTCGCAAGTCCTGGGTCCAATGATGTTGGTGGAAGCTTTAATACTACTGGCACCCGCTGGCTGTCAATCAGGATATACAACCATATCTTATTAGAACATAGTTTGCCTTTTTTATTACCGTGAATAGCCGTACCGAATCTATTGGCAACGCACTCCTTACAATAAGTTACGGGCTGGACATCAAATACATCGGATGGTAGGGCTGAAGAAGCGGTTCGATTATTCAATGCACACCAGGCATTCAGATGAACCTGCATCGCCATGGAATCAACGGACATACGCTGAAGTTCAATATCAGCCGTTATTTTTTTAATGATAGCTACATACTTCTCACTGGTCACACCATTCCGTAATTTTATCTTACAGAATGGAAAATCGCCACCATCTGGCATCTTGCCATTAGTCGAGCTACATACTGGTGGCTCATTTTCACTATCACCAAATTTTTTGTAAAATAAAGCATTGACATTATGAAGAAGCAAAATGTGCCCAGTGAAAGAGGGAGTTAATTCTCCGTCTGGCATTTTGAACTGAGCAGCCTCCTTCATAATTTCAACAACTGGTAGCTGTATTCCCAGGGGCATGTCATCAGCGTCGTCCCCGCCGAACATTTCATGGACTTCGGACTCGGAGAAAGGAGTAAGGACTTTAGTCTTTTCAATCTGTGTGTAGGTGTCTTTCAACGCTTCAGGTTCAGCATTCGTCGCTGCCCTCCATTCAACTTGTTTCTTCGCCGCTGTGTTCATTTCAACTTGCTTCTTCGTCATGTCAAACGCATCTTTAATCTGCTTGCCAATAGCTGAAGTTGGTTCGTCGGTTTCGATAGCAGCTTCTACGTTATCATTGGCTTCTTGTATTGCCTTTTCCTGTGCCGTCGTCAATGACATATCGCCAATAGGTTTCATTTTCTCAAACTGATCCATCATAGTTCCTTTCAAAAGTTATCGTTCACGTAATATTCGTAATGCTTCCAGACACTTGCTGAGAGCTATTCTTTCTTGTTGGTTTTTGCAGTGACCTTGTAACCTGTCAATGATAATTGCCAGTAAAGTTTGTTCGTTTAGTCCGTCAACACCATTCTCACGTGCCACTGGGCCGTCGTGAAATGGTATGATTAAATTTGCGACATTTTCTACACCATCATCAACCATCGTCATTCCAACGACGTATCCACGACTTTGGCGATTTGATGCTCTGTACCTATCGCCGTCAAGCACACCAAGAGATATGAAATGATAATGTTCTTTCTTTCCTTCATGTGATATGATACGTCGTATGACAGGAGTAATGACCGGCTTGTAGATTATTTCTTCTTGTTTCTTGGGACTGTTCATCGTTAAAATATCCTGTCAATGATTTCAATGATGTATGTATTCTCAAGCTTGTCACCACTATCTGCCTTTTCTTGCAATAACTCAAGTACTCGCATAAAATACAGACTATCCACACCAGCTACTTGATCCTGTAGGGTTGGAATATCTTTCAAATTCAGTTCATTCAACTGAATACACATCTTGAGATATTGACCAGCATTGCATTTCCATCCGCGGTTGATAAACTTACGAGTTCGGATTATACTACATAACGGGTACAAACTACCATTGTATCGGAGCTCCTTAGCTAAAAGGCTTTCCAATGAATCAGGTGGTAATACAAGATTGTTAAATGCAGATGTCCAGTAACACATACAATGGACGAAGTCGAAGTTTTTATGAACTTCTTCCGGCTCTCCATAAAATCGCACAATCAACTGAACACTTCCAGACAGACTGATAGCATTGTCAGTAAACCATCGAGGACGGAATGGAAATACTGCTTCTGCATCACTAGGAGCATCAAAGGCAAGATCTCCTTCTCCAGGAAGCTCTTCGTCGTCCTGCGGCATCGCTACCGGATTATTTTTAATGCTAATTCTTACCCTCGCCTCGTCAGGGCTGACTAACAATGTTGGTGAAACTTTCCCTGTTTCAGTATTATATCTTTTGATATAATACTCAGCAACAGCAATGACAGTTTCTTTGTTGGTGAAATATAGATCAAAGTCATTGACTTCTTCACCTAATAACATAGATGCGATACATCCTCCGGTAATAATAGTATTATCTTTCACTAGCTTTTTGACTGCTTTATCTTCAATCGACTCAATAAGTTGGTTGAGTTTCTTTCTTAGTACATTTTTAATTGCTTTACGATTCATGTTTCACCATCCCATCTTCAATGATAATCAATGAGCCATCAGGGTTTATTTCAGCGACTTTGATTCGTTTGACGTTCTCGGTTCTTAATTGTACTATTTTTCTGTTCATAATTTTTATTCCATTCAATTTCTTTTAGTCCAATTCCTATAGTTTTAATTCTATTTTTACAGTTTGCAATATTGATATAATGACGATTAATCGTCTTATTGGCTCTACTCATATCCTTTTGATTTTTTTTTTTAAATTCTAAACATCTAGCTAATTCCGATTCAATTTCTTTTAGCTTGGAGTTTAAATAATCAAGCTCGATATGAAGTAGTTGAGATAAACTTCCAGACATTAAAATGCCTCAACTCTCACTTGAACTGAATGGCCTTCGTTCCATTTTTTCTTACCACGAATAGTCACAGAAGGACGGGTGCAGATTTTAAAAATGCTATCAGGAACGGCGATTGGTGCATCATCTGGAAGCTGCTTACCAGTTTTTTTACACTCTTCCATGGCTGTTTCGACTTTTTCAATATGTTCCTTGATCGTTGCACCCATTGTTTGGAAGTGAACTGAATCCTTGACAAATTCCGTTAAACCCTGATTGTCAAGATATTGTAGGAATTGCATCGGGTCAACGCCGGCAGCCTTAAACGCTTCAGGGTTGAACTCGATATTCGTTTTAATGATACTCTTGTATCCATGCTCTCGGAACCAGTCAACCATCTGAGGTTTCTTCTTAGCATCACAGTATACGTCTGTCTTCATAATACGAACAGGGTGCAAGCCAGATTCGTATTTCTTAGCATCACAACCTTCTTGTTGCATGTCCAATGCGAGAGCTTCACGCTTCGCGTCAATGGCTTTCTTTCGCTCACTGAGCAATTCCCCCATCTGGATGCAAATTTGCTCCTCTCGGAGTATTTCCATTGCTTGCACTTCAAACGACTGAGATGGGGGCTCGTCAATAATATCGGTATCATCAGCAAACACAGCAAACACATCGAGGACATCGCTCATTTCTGTAGCTTCTAAGGGGAGTGAGGAGGTTAAAGAGTCAGGATTATTGTCAAGTTCTGAAGACATTCGACACTGGTGTTTCTTGTCACCATATTGTTCATCTGGTGTGAAAGCTTTGCCACATTTTGTACACATTTTAGCCATTATTATATCACCTTAAAAAAAATCCCATCAACTTGGTATCTAAAAGAAGTAGCAAAACCCTTAATGACTGAAGAACCAAGCTGACGGGATGAAAAGAGAATTGTTTTATTTAATTGCATTTTGCTACTTAACATACTTAAAGCATATACCAAGTTTGGGAAAAAGCAAATAACTTTTTTGAAATATTTTTTCAGTAATACGTAACTCACTGCAAATACACAAGTTATATTAAAAAAGTTTTTTTTAGAAAAATCTCCCTGTCCCCATTGGCCGTAACCTTGTGACAGACAGGGAGACCAATAAATATTACAATAAGCCCATTTCACGGAGATCAATTATCTTACTATCAACGACAGATGAAATGTCAGTTCGATGCTGCTTGACGTCCATGTCTATATTGCGAAGCGATCTATATACTCTGAGCCTGGCATTCTTTGTGACTTCTCCTGTGCCATTTCTTTCATCGCCCCACGCCGTTGCGTAAAAACATTGACCACTTTTCCCAGTAGTTTTGTAGGTATCACCATCCTTAAAAGTACCCAGCCAGCGAACGTGTTTCACTGCTTGTTCCGTTATGCGAATATTAGTATTAAGATACTCTTTACCACCGAGCGGATACGGAGGGACACTCACTAGAACACCTACTGCAATGGTATCCATTAAATTCATTGGACTGTCCAGAATAGAATCCTTCTGTAATTCCAGAGAAGTGGCCAGCCAGGAGGGTTCGAAGCCAATTCTCGCATGTCGCACCCAAATACCCTTACTCGTCACAGTCAGTCGCATACATATCGGTCCATTGTAAGATCCGAGGATTGGATCGAGTTTATCTAAAGACTCCTTAGCCAGTGTACATTCATAAGGCATGACAGCAATAGTTATGCCCTGTGGCTCCAAGCATTCAATGCCGAGTTCGCGATTCATAAAACCGAACTGCTCAAAGACAGCGGCGCGTTTCCCTATCCAATGACCGTTCTCCCACCAGCCCATGACACCAACCTGTATTCCAGACTGCCCAACCTGGGCTATGTTTAATCCCTGACCCTCTAAGATCGTCATAGCATAATTAGTATCTGTACCTATACGAATTGAAAGTGGGCTTGAACCATAGACCTTTTTGAATGGCAATTCACATTTACCTGTTAAGTCAAATGCTACGTCCCAAACACTGCTATCAATTATATCAACTTGAGTTACGATTCCTTTACCGGATAATGGAGCCGGAGTCTTACCGTTCAAGCATAATTGCTTCTTATTAAACAGCGTACATCCTAAATGCTCAGCCAACCATGTCCCATTGTCATTATCAGAAATTACTAGTGTCTTCATCATAAAATCCTTTCGTCAGAGTTTTGTTATTATTGTGAATCAAAAATTTGTTCCACCATCATATCATATTTTAGTTGTGTCTTAAATGCAAGCTTTGCTTTGTCCGGTTTTTTTTTTGCCAGGCTACCTAGAAGCCTCCATCTATCATCTTCGTTTATATTAAGTGGCTGCGTTGCAACTATTGACTGTCGTAAAAGTCCGACTTTCTTCATAACATCTTCAACGCTTCCACCTTTATCCTTGACTTCTTGAGTTGTTTTTTTAACGAAATTCTTCAGCTCCTCCCTTGCTCCTTCCAGGTCAGCTCGCATGAAATGTTGACGCATTTTGTAATAATCTTCCTTCACCTTTCCAGGTATTGTCCCGGCGGAAGTTGTATCGCGATTCTCCTTTTTCCATTGACGCGTTGCTCGTCTTGCGAAATACCAATCTTCAAGTTCTGGATACCTGATTCTATCCAACCATGTCTTCATGCCCTTTATCGCCGGTGTATTCTTAGTGGTCGCTTCACTTAATCTTTTCCAAACATCAAACTCATCATACTGACCACCAAATCCCATCAATGCAACACCGACATCTATTGCTGCACTAACCTTCGGTGCCAAGCCGAATAGTGCCATTTCCGCATCACCTTCAGAATAAGCTATTGCCTTGTTCAATCGTTCAACTGGACCAAGTATCCCCACTTCAAACAACCCTTTCAGTGCAATTTCAATCGCACTTTCATCCTCTTCAACGAGATTCCTCCCTTTAAAGGCTCGCCGTATCATCAATCCTACTGTTCCTGCGGAAACCATCGAAGCTGTAAAGGCGACAATCTGGCCACCGGCTTCAAATCTCTGAGCCATTCTAAGACTGGCCGTTTTTGCCTTGTTACCAGTGATGATTTTGGGAATGACCTCTCTCGTAAAATCAACTATGTTCCTGGCTGTGCCATACATATACTGATTGTACGATACAATAGCACTTAGAAATGGATTACTCTCGATCAATTGTCCCTTCTGCCACGGAAATTCAGTGATGAACTGAGTTTTTCGTACTATATTACCAAGAACTTTCCTTTCAGTCTGTATAGATACGAATCCCTCCATTGCCAAATCAATTTCTTCAGGAGTCATTCGCCATGCTGACTTAGCTGCTGCCATTTCCCCTTTTGTCATTCCGTGTAATCGCCAAGATTTAATTTTTGATATACCAGCCTCTGTCACTGCAATGTTATTATTTTCACTGATCCATTTAAGTCCTGTAGCTCGTCCCATGAAGTCAGCACCAACTTTGCCAACATTCTCCGGGTCAACTCTCGCTAGTTGTTCTACCAGGTCAGTCACAGTCCCCACAGGTAACGCATGGCCAGGCGAGCCCGGAGCTACCGGCGCTTCCCTGGACGTTCTGAGAAGCGATTTAGAGAGTGGCTTTTGAGATGAAGCTCTTTTTTGGTTTAAAACTATTTTTTCATTCATCGACCTTGTATATGATCCAATACCAGCATGATCGGAAATAGTTGCTTTTCTGTTGAAATATGCTTTCTTCATTCCTTTTAATACATTACCAGCCCCCAGTCTGTAGGCTGACGCAAACGGCTGCGGAAGATTGACTGCCGATGAAAGAGAAGTCTGAGCCCCGCCAGCGAGGGCCGATCCACCTTTTGCGATTTTAGCGAGAGGATTTAACGGATCTAAATATCCGGTATCTTTCTTCTGTCCTGTGTAAAGTCGTAGAATGTCAGCAAAGTCACCTGGATTACCGCCCTCTTCACCGTGAGTTTTTGCAAGGGCAGAAATAAGATCCTCACTGAAATTTATACTTGGATCGTATTTTTCCACAGCACCCTTAACGAGAGACTGCCGAGCAAGTGCATGCGCAGTCACGTCTGCTTCTGCTCCGAACTGTTCAATCAGATACATTCGACTGCCCATCTCACGGACTGACTTATCGAATAATTTAAAAGGATCTGTTTCCTGGATAGCCCGCCAAGCCCCGCGAACATAGACGTGATCTGGTAAGTGCTTGATTTGTCTTACATTCTCCAAAGTACCCACATTTTTTACAGCACCAGGGTCACGAAGCTCCTTGAGGAACAAGGATGCCTGCTCAAGAGTGAAATCTTCAGGATTAAACCTTACTATTGCCTCCTGGATGCCTTCGTACAGCGGACCTGATCCATTCTGTATCGCAACCCTTGCGTTTCTATTGAGGGCACGTGGAAGTCTCTCATTGACAGACCGTTGAAACAGAGCAACTTCACCATTAGGTGTTATTTCTCTGGGCACACCAATTCGCTCCGCCTCTTGCCCAGTTAATCGCATCATATCCTTCCAGACATTATGATAAGCCTGAATCCCCGGGCTGGAAGCCGGCTTATTATATTCTTGCATTAGCCGAAGATTAGTGAACCCATTGTCATCAATGGCTGTCAACCATTTTCGTTCTTCTCTGCTCATTCCTTTGATAGCAGCCAGGAGAGGTTCACTGAATAGTCCCTGAATCTCAGCTGAACGCGCACCGGCTTCATTGAGCCCTATCTCAAATAATCGCCCAGAGGCCGTGCCTTTTACTTTGTTGACAGCAGGCATCCCCATTAAATCACTTCCCATCCTTGACAGCCAATACCAGGCACGGCCAAATACATCGGGGTCAGGTGTTGGGCCAGCAGCTTCATTCCATAGAATGTCATTATACGCTTCCAGATTTTTAATGTAATATTTATTCTGGATTCCTATACCATCTGGAGTGTCAATGTATAAATTAGTGTGACCAGGTTGAGTGGGAGCGAACAGCCTGATGTCAGTGGTTGATTGTGACACTACCTGGGCCGGTTCGCCAAATTTCAATGCAGGTGCATCGCCTTTAGCTATCTCAGCTAACTTCGTCTCAGTACCTCTGACTCCTTTTAATGGGTCAGATTTTAGCGTGAGCCTTTTTGGAAACGCAGCCTCACTCTTCAAAAATCTGGCTGCCTTACCGACTTTCTTGGTATACTCTCCCATCTTAACCGCTTTTAAAGCAGATCTCGTCTTGATAGCCCGAGACATTAAAGCAGGAGTCCTTGCAAGTCCTGCGGCCAGTGAGGGAGTGAATGCTACCATAAGTGTCATTTGGGCCTTCTCAAACTCCTCAGTATTCTCTATAAGAGCATTATACCAGTCACTACCCTCTATCTCTTGCGTCCTGGCCCAATCTCGGACATGTCCTATTTCTTCACTGGACAAAGTATCAGCACCCAGCCTATCAGCGAACCATGTGGCTACATGGGCAATCCCGGTAGGATCCAGCAAACTGGGCATCGTTACACCCTTAACGAGCATGTCTTTTTCATGCTTGCTCCACGTGTCAAGTTCCTCATTCCATTTTTGCTGAATTTCGCCAGCCATTCTCATCTTTGAATTACGCTTCTCCATCTTCTCCCACATGGTTCCGGCACGTTTATCATTTTCTTTATCAATGTTCCGCTGATCCTTTAATGCTTGCCCCCGCCGTACAGTGACTTCATTTTTAGTCAACCGCATCCCTGTCATTTCATCAAATGCTCCCATGCCAACCTGTCCGGTCATTGGATCTACCCAACTAATTGACGGAGCGAGCGGATCCCTGAATGCCGACCGGAGAGTAATTGCATCATCTTCACGCTGCTGTTCAGCCTGCCATTGTTTTCGCTCTTCAGGAGTGCCACTTCTTCTTTTGTCATAATTTGCTCTTTTACTCGGATTTGGATATAGTGACACATCACCAGTCTGATTCGTGTTCGCTTGTCGTCGCATCTTAGCAGCAAGCATTGTCTTCGTATTTGAATCCATTCCGCCCAACCAGTCAGGACCAAGATGCGGAACATCACGAACGGTCGGCATAGAGGCAATCTCTTCTATTGGGTCGAAAAGTGAAGGAATACCAGTTGAAGTCTTAGGGGTATTTATCTCCTGTATGGTATCCAGTGTGGGAGTGGGGGCATTAACCTCGAATCGATTAAATGCGTCACCGGCAGAATCGAATCTGTCAAATGCGTCGCCGGTAGAATCGAATCGATCAAATGCGTCACCGGCAGAATCGAATCTATCAAATGCATCTGTCATTTGAGATCCCAACCATCTTTGATCGCGGCCGCCCTTGCCTCGTCAAGATTCATGTGTGCAGCTTTGTATTTCTCAAATGCCTCCCTTGTCAATGGTCCCTTACTGCCAGGGAGAACTTGAGTTTGTGTTTGCTGCTGAGCTTGCTGAGGAGCTTGCTGAGGAGCTTGCTGAGGAGCTTGCTGAGTTTGTTGAGGATTAGTCTGCCATTCAATAAGATCTTTAGTTGACATACCAAGCACAGTTTGACCAGGAGGAGGGAGCCTGAGATTATTGAACGCATCAGTAGGCAATCCAGCCTTGCCCTTGCCAACATATCCAACCAATCTATTTTTCATGCGATACATTTCACGGGCATTATTGTAATCATCCAGATTCCCCTTTGTGACAAACGCCTTGTCCGTTGCCTCATTAGTTGCCTTCATGCCCATACTCTTCCTTACCGATAACTCTAATACGGATTTCATGTCCTCCATGTCGCCACTCTTGAATAATTCTGGATATTCTACATTGTTAATCTCAACGGTATCATCGTCAGATTTCATTTTATTACTAACCATTGCTCGCATACTCTTGTTCAATGCGAGGAATTTCTGCTCAGATTCCTTCGTCGAAGCCTTTGCAAGACCAGTCTCATTAGTAAGAGCTTGTTCCCTTACATCCTCCTCTTGAGAAAACGCTTTTTTTTCGGCAGTTTGCTTTATTGAAAGATTCTTGTGATAACGATCTTCCACTCGGCCATAATAACTATCTGCCTTTTCGATTTCCTTCCGCCTTCCACCGTACTTATTCACTGCATATTCATGGAAAGCTGTTTGACCAACCGGAACACCGTCAAGGTCAAGTGCCTTTCCAGTCACTTCGAGCCATGTCTGATCTTGACTCAAGTTAGACATATTCAACACTTCCTCCTTGCTAATTCCCATAGATTTAGAAAACGTCTCAGCAGCATTATCAGTCATCTTGTGACCGTTAGCAGCCATTTCGGCCAAGATAGAGTATCCCTGATACAATCCCTGCCTCTCAGCCGCCTCACGTAGCTGTACATTCCGCTCCATCGCTGCGACCTGATTAGTTTTAGTATTTTCCTGTTGATTCTTACTGTTCATAAAATTCTGAGCCAGTCCAGCAAGATTAATAAGACCAGAAAGATTATCCCTGGCAGTTGTATCTTTGGGAGCCCATCCCATAAATGGCATTTGTGGCATTGTATTATCTCCTAATTATTTATTAAAGAATTCCACCGAGTAATCCACCACTCTCTCCAGGATCTCCGTATGATGCCATAGTCGTCATATCGGCCAACGCTAGAAGTGTGGCCATGACAGGATTCCCGAAAAGCCCCGCTTGATTTTGCATATAATTATTACTCATTACGGACAGTGTATTAGCGTCAAAACCACCTTCCGCCGCCGCTAACTGATACAGATTAAATAACGACTGAGTATCAACATACTGTGTCTGGGAATTGATGTAATTCATATTCGCTTCAGTCATTCCAAGTTGGGACCAGTTTTGTGAATCCTCAAGCGTCTGATCCCAGATAACATTCGCTGCATCCGTCCTGATCTTATCAGTAGACGCCATGTTAACGCCTACTCTAGAATAAGCTTCTGCGACTTCAGCAGGTGTCTTAGCGTAAGTGAGTGCTGTTTTTAAATATTCATTATTGGACGATTTTACCTGTTCCAAGTAACTGGTCTTTTGTGTCTTAATGTTCTGTTGCAATGTATTTCTATTTCCAATAGCATTCTCTTGAAGGGCTAATTGCTGAGAATTCCTATCAAACATCGCAGTATCAAATGACGATCTGGCCGCGAGACGGGAAGCATCTTGAGCAGATTGTTCCTTTTGAGACGCCGCAGCTCGTGCCCCGCCAAGACCACCACCCGTCATCGTTCCTAGAGCAGAAGCCTCTGGTCTTCCAAATGTTTCCCAAGCGTTCTGGGTAGGAGCATAGCTACCAGTGAAGAGTTTGTCAATCTCGTCATCGGATAATGTCGGGTAAGCTGCACGAATCTCTTCGTCCGTGCGAGAAGTGTCAGATCCCTGAATCTCATCGAACTTAGCCTCTGCATCTTCAGGACTGGTGATTCCAGTATCTAAGGCCGCCTGGTAATTTTCATATCTATCTCCAGAGAAGTAATCTGTTATTGCCGCAATTGCATCATCAACATTAAGGTCATCGGCCACTACTGCATCGCCGCTCTCGCCTCCTGCTGCATCGCCACCCATAAGATTTTGCCCAGATTTCCAATCTGCAAAACTACCGAATAAATCATGCATAATATCGTCAGATATATTGCTGTCACCCCTGACTACGAACCCGGCAGGTCCAATTTCTGGGATCGTACCCACTGTACCGTAAAACTGTCTGTAAGTTTGATCCGTATCTCCAACATTGGAATCTAGGAAAGCTGTCCAATCGGCCCCCGCTTGAGCATATTCCGTTCCCGACATTTTACCACTCGGATCATTCGCGTAAAATGATCCTAATGCAACTCCCTGGTCGCTAACCCCTTGACTCCAAATATCATCAGCATCATCTTGACTAAATCGAAGATCAAGTCGTTCCGTCTCGGCTACCTCAGCAGCATTAATAGCCGCCGCGCTGTCCAACTGTGATTGATCAAACTGACCTATTAACCCCTGATTAACAAGCCCGGCCTGATTCGGATCCATAAACTCACCAGAATCAGTGAATCTGATATTGTTAAGTTGAGGAGTGGAATCGCCACTACTTATTAATCCTGTAATGAAATCATTCCATTCCGTAGAATCCACATCACCAAGACCGGCAATATCTCTGGCACTTCCAAAATCTCCAAATTCAGCACCGAAGCCAGAAGGATTCCGTTTGACGTGTTTGAGATTGAATTGATTCGTCCCGCTCAAGAACCTATCCCCAAACTTTTCCTGCTTAGCCTGATTTTGGCTATTCCACCATTGTAGATCCTTATTCAGCACGCCCAAGAATGGATCAGAAAACTCCTGATTCTGCATGGCAGTATTAATATCAAAAGTATCAGGATTAGGATCAAAGTACGTGTAATTACCTTCACCAGTTTGGTATCTGGCACCAAAATTCTTCCCAGTGTTTGTTGTTGAGCTGTTACCTAAGAACGAGTTAGTACCCATTTTAGCCTCCTAAAAGGTTGTTTACCATCTGGGCGTAGCCCTGATTGAGCATTTGAGAATTCTTATCAGATGGAGTTTGCTTCTTACTTTGAAGAAGTTTCTGTACGGCCGAACTCTTCTGGCCACCAGCGATAAGAGAAGGAGCCTGGCCTTGTTGACCGCTTTGCTGTGCCTGATTGACTACGGCAGAAATTATAGTCTGCCATGGGACTCCACCTCCACCTCCGCCATCGCCCGCTGAAGCTGGTGGTTCCGTCTGTCCAGCAAGTTCCGCTGGCGGTCCCATCTGTTCCACTGGTGGTTCCGTCTGCCCAGCAAGTTCCGCTGGTGGTCCCATTTGCTGATTATCAACTAAACGCTTTAATCCAGGACTTTTTTCTTGAGTTTGTATTTTCGTTAGAGTCCGTGGTACTTCTTGTTTACTTAATACGGCTGACGCCGCTGCAATAACTAACGGCCAAAAATAAACTTGGGAGTGCGAAGTATTAGGCCTCATGCACATTGGATCGTTTAAATCACATTTAAAATTAAGTTGTCGCATATTAACTTCCCCCTCCGGAGCTTAAAAGCTTTTGAATCATTGACGAATAACCCTTACTGACAATCATCGACGGTGAATCAGGAGCCTTGGGACGCTCTCTACCCGCAGCTTGTTGAGCCTTCTGAAGATTAGCATTACCACCTGCCGATCGTTGTCCAATCTGATTAACCATAGAATTACCACGATTAAAAACATTCTGCTCACCAGCCGTAGGCTGCATCCGCTGTGTTGCCCCTTGGTAGGGACGGTAGCTATTGAAACTCTTAATTGCTTCCATGAGCATGTCCGAAGTCAGCTCTTTCTGCATTGGATTCTGCGTCGAAACAGTCTTAATGCTCGAACCACTATCGTCATTATCTCCCATAACGTCATTAAAGAACCATCCACCAGGGTCAATAGTCTTCTGTTGGTTAGTCATACTACTCATTGTATTGTTCCTTTCTTGACTTACTGAGTACACACATCGTACCAGCTACCGTCTAAATAACATTGTAATTTCATGTTTGCCAGTACCCTTTTTTAGCCGTGTCCAGCACTACTACTATTCGCAATCGTGGTGACAAGTCCATTTTTTGTAGTAATCCTGAAATTTGTCCCATCATCAAACCAGCCTGAAACCCCGGCACTACCGTCATAAGATTTATATTCAGCCGCCTGGACCTTGCCAGCCGTAGTCTGGCCAATATCACAACGATCAATATCTATATTTTTCATATACGCATTGGTCTTGGTATAAATAGCAAGTTCTGGAATATCAGCATCGCCTGAATTGTCATAAATACAACTAAACGTACAAACCTCAGCTCCTGAAGCCCCACTGACTGCCGCATAGAACATAGTTGAATCTGAAACACTTTTTATAAATATATTACTAACGAACGATACACTCCGACGCCTCAACTCCACCCCTTCCTTTTTTAACTCCACATACGGCGTACTACCACTAGCAGCACTATATACCCCTATAATACCCTGCTCGGCATAAGTGTATGCGTTACGACCGTCAGCATCATATAACTGTAACTTCCCATCAGTAATATTGAAGAAGGTAGTAGCATTTCCAAGAAAACCATAATCCGCACGAATCTTAATGGTACTTGTCGTTGGATTGAAATACATATACGAGCCGCTGTCACCATCAAGTGTCGAATCAGAACCGCTAGTTCCAGCATAAAAAATACCTGTACTGCTCATAAATATTTTAAATTCTTCGTCTGTCGTTTTATCAAAAAAACCAACGTATGTCGATGTCATCCATAACCCATCAGCATCAGGTGCACCAGTAGTTAAACCTGTACCTTTTATTATACGCTTGAGATCAAGATTAGCATAACCATCACTATCCAATCCATCACCAGCCCGTTCCGAATACTCCCGAATATCATTGGCATCCCTCCCGTAGACCTTGGCAGTGTCCTCAGATGTATGCGTACTCGTTTTATCAGCACCATCTTCAACACCTGAAACCTCAGCAGCCGTAATCTTAATAGTCCCATCGTCGAGATCAACATTACCAACCTTCACTCGTGCATACGTCACGCCATTCTTGACATCATCCAAACTTGATATTTCCTCTTCAGCATATTCTTGAGGAAAGAATGCATATCCGTCCAGTGAACCAATAAGTGAACGCAATGCGTTTTCAAGTTGCTCGATTCGAACTTCAGGTGATATGCTCGGATCAGAAATAGGCACAGACGGAAAACTACCTTTTACTATAGGTATCGTCATAATTCTTCCGCCTCCGATTCCGTAGGCTCAATCTCGAAACTTGTAATTGAGAATGCTTCAGCGGCTGAATTCATACTCACCCTAAATCTAGCCTTGTGATTAGCAATATTAAATATTGCAGATACCCGATCATTATGTGTTGTTACCAATGATGTAATTTCAGTTGCCACCTGACTTACCCCTTCGTTGATTGACATACTAATACTAAGAGTTGGACTTGAGCCATATCCCTTACCGTCAACGTAAATCTTGAACCATGCTGTATCTTCACTCAACGTCCGAACAAAATCCTTTGTATCTGCCCATGCATATATTGGCCTGGACACAGAATTACCCGCCTCAGCAAATGTCGGTGATATATCATCCCTGGTTGAATAATCAAACTTTGCACATTTGAGATTATCAACAGTAGTGCCAGTGACTGCCGTTCGACATACTGTATAAAATGGAATCATATTAGCATCGTTGATCGTATTATCATGCTCATACTCTCCCCATCCTTGTACACCAAGATGATGAGACGCTGAAACGTCAGCATTGTCTGGTAGCTTCCACTTTGACCAAGACTTCTGTAAGACATTGTACACATACGCAACATTTGGCCATTCAGCCGTTCCAGTAACAATCCAAAATGCAATTTCACCAGTATCACGGTGAACACTGGCAAAGCAACGATCTTTGTACAATTGAGTATTAGATACGCCACCATCTCGCATGTCAGAAACAAATTGCGACCAGATGGGATTGCCAATAGGATAAAGTTCAGAGCCACCCGAATACGCGTAAATATTATTCGTACCAACGAAAAAATGAGCCTGGCCATATTTCGCCAATAATCTGGAGGACATCAACCCCACATCAGGATACCTGGACTCCCAGCGAATAAAGGGAGTGGTTGATATTTTATATCCGGCATAGATCGAATCTTCCTTATAACAAATGATCTCACCTTTGAGGAGTTCTCCATTAAGAATCGCACCACCAGTATCATAAGCATAATAATAATTAAATGCCTCGGCAGTGAGAATGTCATCATGGTCCCAAATTTCAGACCACATTATCTCAAACTTATTAGTGCCCAGTAGGATGAGACGACCATTATAGAACAGAACTCGCTTGCATCTATTCGTCCCAATTGCGGTAAATGCACCAGAACCTATGTCTGTATTGTACTGCTGAATGTAACATCCATTAGAGACATTTGTTCCCGTTGGAGTTACGTTTAATATGAGAAATTCGGCATCTGTATCCGGCGTGCCATCAGAATCTTCATCGTCAATGACCTCACAAACATTGAACCAATAGTCATAAGCACCCTCAGTCACCTCTCCAGCATTTGCAACAAGAGCCCATCGAGTGTTCGCAAGGTCATAATAATGTGATGTCACCCTATATTTCGCAGTATCGTCTATGAGGCCAAAATGAAAGAATAATTTGCTATCATTCTCAAAATCTTCATGATGATAATACCCAAGACGCTGAATATTCGGCGCAGAAGAGACGGATCCAGCAGCATCCTCCCACCCGCTCGTTGGATAGAAGTAAACGAGCCCCGTCCGACTACTAACCAGACCATCTTTAAGGGAAATGTTCTGACAATTCGGCATGTTAGATGGGTCAATTGCAAGCGAAGATTTATCCTGCTTCAATCCTGCATCCCAAATCGTTACGGGTATATTTGTATTTGTTACTGGCATTTATGTACTCTTATTTGACTATATATCGTATCAAGAATATAATACCTGTCATTAGCGGCACAAGCATCACCATGCTAATTTTAGCCATTACGTTATGACATCTTTCAAGTCTGTCAATCCTAATCTTAACTCCTGGCTTACCATTTCCATTTATGAATACATCCCATTCGTTGAATTTTTTTATCACATACTCTTGAAAATCATCATTAGTCATCTTTACCACTTTCTAATAATTAATAACATCCATAAAAGAACCCGGCAGCACTATCACGATCACCCGTCTGAGTATTCGCCGGCACTTCCAAGTCACCATATAACATACTCATTCCACTAGCACCGCTCATGGTAGGATCCCAACCATCCATACCATCATCGTCAATTTCAATAGCTTTTAATAACTTAATAGATCTTGCTTCATAAGTTCCAGCACTTTTTCGATTCCTGACATTCTCAAATCCGGTTGTTGTGGCCATTGCTATCAATAAATCATCCATATCGACAAGTTCACTAAAAGCACCTGCATTGTTCGTATAATCAAGATTCGCAGGCCATGCATAATAGCGAATCCATACCGGATAATTATCATCAGGAACCTGGTAACACTCAAATGACCTAACACGATCATTACCTGTGACCATCAGAACACTAGGACGGCCTGTCGAAGAATATTCAGGATTCGGTACAATCTTATCTAATATCTTTGGCGTAGTTATCCTAAGTGGATAATTTGAACCGCCATACGACTGACTATATAAATTGATCGCATCGATATACAACGTCCCTGCTACATTATCAGCATACTTAATACCAATGGACTTGCAAGCGTCAATGCTTGAGAAGTCAAGATCCTTAGAGATTGTCTCTGAATCTTTCGTAACTTTATGGTATGTCCATTTATAAGCATCAGTAGCAGGGACATTACACGTAATATAATTAGTACGAACAGTGCCAGTTTCAGCACCGGCAGTTGCCTCAGATATTACAATCTGAATATCACCAGCAGACAAAGCAGTTGTTGAATAGGCCCAAAAACCTAACGCACCTGAAGTGATGCCAGAAAGGTCAACCACTGGCGATTTGTCAGCACTGTACGATATTTGACCCGTCGGATCATCTACTGACACAATCTTAACAGATTTAGATCCTTCATGCCGATAAGTTGAGTCATGTGTAGTTGTCAATCCAGCACCTGCATCGGCCCATCCTGATTCACAATTACTCAATACTACACACGTATTATCGATCAATCTCGCATTTAACATTCTCTGAATCTGAGGCGGCATTGAATACTTGAACTTATCCTCTTCCAATATGAGAGAAGAGTCAGTTCGTAACATGTATGAAAAACGAACCTTGCGCACAATAAGCTTCTGTGCCCAGTTGAGCCAGGTTACTATACGGTCGCCCTTGGTTGAGCCAGCAGTAGTAGTACCAGTTTCGCCTAAGTTACTCGCAACTTCAGCCACTAATTCAGTTACTGTTAAATTGTCCATAATTATTCAACCTTGGCAGCCTTGGCAGCCTTGGCAGCCTTGGCAGCCTTGGTAGCCTTGGATTTTCCAGGGCACGATTTGTTCTTACATTTCGGAAGAGCGTTGCCCATTGAGAACTTAAGTACCTCAGATTTCTTGAGCCTTGGACGCTCTCCGCAATATTCACACATAAATCTTTTAGTCTCAATCATCAGTCAATCCTTTCAATTAATGTCCAGTACGGTTAGTACCAAAAGCTACGAACGAAACCGTTACCGCGACCGCCGTACTTACGAGCGGCAACATTACACCGGAGGTGTCATCACCAACCGTCTCAGCGGTTTCAGCATAGACAACAATTGCATCATTGTCCATGTCATAACTAAACAAATATTTAACAGTCGCAAAACCCACGGCGGGCTCTACTTGAATGTTTACGGTATGCAATACGCCAAAGAATTGACTTAACGTGCGACCAGCAGGGATGGACCCAACTGCCGCGGTTAGCGGCGATAGCTTTCCATTAGCATCAGTGGTCGCGTCAATTACAATTGTTCCTGTCAATATTGCAAGTTGTCTGCTGATACGTTCAGCCTTTGCCGAGTACGGCGTTAAAACAGTAGCCATAATAAAATCTCCTAAGTGTCGATTATTGTTCGTTTACCTTAGTTTTCGTTTAAAAATATTAACCACAAGTCAATATTAACGACTTATCATTAAAAATACAGCGCAGAAATCTGCAGCAGCAGTAGCTACAGTCATACGGATACCAACGAACCCATCAGCAGTTTCATCACCAGCAGCAACGCCGCCATCGTGAGAGCCGCCATCTGAATGAATCAACGCATCGCCCAACGCGCCAGTATCTTCTGTATACACAGCACACGGTCCCCAGGTCTGTACCCAAGCATAAATATCGTGAGAAGAGTCTGGAGTTGTGCCAACAGTTGACGGAACAGTAGGAACGCCAAGGGTGTAACCTACACTGTCAGATCCAGCATCACAAATGACAGGTATCCTGTATGGATCCTTCATAATAATGCAGTCTGACGCCGTAGTCAACGCCGTTGTTACTGCATCATATAAAGTGAACGTGACCGCATTAGTAGTATCGGCAGTATTACTCTTAATATGCAATACCTGACCTTCACCTGCACCATTAGTAATAAAGATGAACCCATTGGCATAATCGTCAATCGCCGTTGTACCAAGGGCTGTAGCATCAGTAAGAACGGCAACAGTTGCAGCAGCCGCGACACCTGCGAGGAATCCTACATCTGAGGCATTGCCAATTATTTCCGCAGAAGTTTCCGTTGCGGCAGTACTTGCACCATACAACTTGCCCACAGAGAAGGCAGCATTGAAACGGGCAAGCCTAAAATGGCGATAACCCACTGTTTTTTTAATCCCAACATTCGCCGGAATGCAACCGTTGGTTGTACTTTCAATTGATGTTTCATGCAACCCCAAAGTACAAGGATTGAGATAGCGATTTTTCTGAGTCATGTTAAAATCTCCTAAATATCGATTTTCTTTTGTTAAAACGAGGACCGACCTACCTATTAAAGGCCGATCCTCTACCTACAGGAAGACACTAATATTGTTTTACGGTGCAATTTTCAAATACACTGGAGTGTACGAAGCAATAACCGCAACAGCAGCAGCGGACATCCGTTGGCCAATATGGCCCACAGTGCCGTCACTCACCACAACGCCTCCATCATAACTGGCACTAGCCGAAACCATCAATGCTTCACCATGGGCACCCACAGCCTCACTGTAAACAGCACACGGTCCCCAAGTCTGGAGCCAGGCGTAAATATCAACAGTTGAAGTAGGAGTCGTGCCAGAAGTCGAATTTACCGATGGGACACCAAGAATATAACCAGTATTAGTAGGTCCATCGCCAAGGCAAATCAATGGCTTGGAATACGGATTCTTCTGAACGATACAATCAGTAGTCGCCGCCAGGGCGACCGTAAGCGGATCATACAATGTAAATGTAATTGCATTAGCCGACGTCGCAGCAGTACTGCTCTTAATTCGGAGCGTCTGACCAAGACCCGTGCTGAAAGTTATATAAATATAACCCTTAGCATAAGCATTCTCAGCCGCAGACGCGAAAGCCGCAGTACTGGTAATTGTTATTTCCGTGTCACCAACAGAAGCAGCAGTAATACCATTGTCAATCTCGTCAGAGAATGACGCAGCATTTGCAGTATCCATGCCATATAATTTACCAAGCTCAAACGCAGCATTGAATTTCCCAAGTCGAAAGACGCGGTCATCAATTTGTACTCGCGTTCCGATATTTCCAGGAACGCAGCCCTTCTCATTAAGTACAACAGAAGTTTCACCTAATGCCAATTTTACCGGAACAGTATCACCGTCGTTTGGGTATCTAAGTCCAGTTGCCATAATATAAATCTCCAAAAAATTTAAAAAGTTATTTTTTTTTACGGTGCAAGCGTCAAGTTTACTGGAAGGTATGAATAAGCAGCCTCTACAGCCGCAGAGATCATGCTAGTTCCAATTATCCCATCAGTACCATCATTCGCTAAAACAGCACCATCGTACACGTCAGTAACGGCGATCATCAATGCCGCACCGGAAGCCCCAGTCGCCTCACTATAAACAGCACATGGTCCCCAAGTTTGGAGCCAGGCATAAATGTCAACCGAAGAAGACGGAGTTGTGCCCAGTGTGGAGGAAATAGTTGGTACGCCAAGGAACCAGCCGAAGTTTGCACCCGCATGACCATCACAGAGTAATGGTACGGAATACGGATTCTTCTGAACGATACATTCAGTAGTCGTCGCCAGGGCGACCGTAAGCGGATCATACAATGTAAACGTAATTGCATTAGCCGACGTCGCAGCAGTACTGCTCTTAATTCGGAGCGTCTGACCAAGACCCGTGCTGAAAGTTATGTAAATATAACCCTTAGCATAAGCATTCTCAGCCGCAGACGCGAAAGCCGCAGTACTGGTGATTGTTATTTTCGTGTTACCAACAGAAGCAGCAGTAATGCCATTGTCAATCTCGTCAGAGAATGACGCAGCATTTGCAGTATCCACGCCGTACATCTTACCAAGCGCAAACGCGGCATTGAATTTCCCAAGTCGAAAGACGCGGTCGTCAATTTGTACTCGCGTTCCAATATTTCCAGGAACGCAGCCCTTCTCGACACTCTCAACAGAGGTTTCACCCAATGCTAATTTTACCGGGACGGTTGTACCATTATTGGGGTATCTAAGTCCAATTGCCATAATATAAATCTCCTTATCGCCTATGGTCAGGCTTGAAGGTCACATTGTCTTGTAACCCAAGGATTGATGTAATTATTGGCCCCGGCAATAAGCCGGGGCCACATTATTACGATGTTAAGTTAATCCCAAACACGACAGCCGTGCCTTTGGGATTGTTATTGACAACCTGACCCTTGACTACCATCTGACGTGCTTTGTCAAACGGCTGCTGGGTAGGTTCCTTCCAGTCTGTGTTTCTGAACCACATTCGCGGTTCATAAACCATGCTCAGCGTATCCTTACCAATGAACCACATTCGATTCTTTGGTGAATACGGACTCGTGATGAATGGAATTCCACCGTACTCAACGGAGCGAATCCTGACATCACCCAATTTGACCGTTACAGTACGAAGCGTCTCACCAACTTCATCTTCGTAGAAGTTTTTAACTGTGCGATGGCAAATAATAGCCTCACAACCACTGGCCCAAGTTTCAACACCATCGACAGCGTCACGCATGAAAATCGTAAGCCACTGGGCTGGATCCAGGTCAGTCATATCGTAACCATAATTACACCACCAACCATAAGTACCACGGCTGAGGTTTCCAACAGTCTTTGTACTTGGCGTGGTCGCGTCCGTACCAGGCTCGTCGGTATCGTCCCAACTAATATCAATATCTTCAACAAGCCCACGAAGACCGCAGAATTTGTCAACGCCAACCGCCTCAGTTGAGAACAAGTCCTCTTCCAGTGTCTTGGCGAAAGATTTTTCAAGATTCTTTATATATGCCTGCATCATGTTAAATACAGCATATTTTCCAGTATTCTCAAGCTCGTCATCACGATACCGAATGATACCACCGGCATAAGAAGTCCAAGCATAATGCGCCTGCGTGATGATTTCATCCTGGGAAAGTGTAATCTTTCCACCGCGTCCCATAGCGCGTTGAATAGAAGAATTCTCACCGAATTCCAAATTAACAAAAACATTCTTCCCACCGACCTGTTTCTTACGGTGGGCAGAAATATACTTCATCATGTCCGTACTTTTGAAAACTTGGTTTTCAATTTTCGACGCATGATCGTCCAATGTCGAGCTGACGAAAGTTGTCAGCGTTTCTGAATATGTCGCAGTCATTTATATAATCTCCGAATGCCTAATCAGGAACAATCCCAATCCCTTCATCTTGAAGGTCAAAAGCATCCAAGTTAGCTTCTTGTTGTTGAACAGCCGCATCCATACCCACAAGATCCCAGTTAGCTTGCATCGTCTCCGCAAGTCCTCTTTCTTCACTAACTTGAGGACTATTGACGGAAGTACTATTTGCATTACCCATTGACGCTTGCTCCGCGTTCTTTTGGATTTGTAACTTAGCTACAGCAGCTTGCTCCGCAGCTTGTTTCGCTTTATCTTTCACCTGCCTTGAATCAGCAAGCTCTAAAGCAATATCCAAAGAAATACCAGGAGTATCTCGCATCAACTTCTTAGCAACATCAGTCCGACTCCACGCAGGAGAATCCGGCACGACATTTCTCATTAAATGATTCATGCTTTCAGCAAGATGACCAATTTCCTGGTTAGTTTGCTCCCGCTCTTTAGCAAATTCATTCTTTAATGCAGCCATGAATTTATCTTGTGAACTCATGTTCGGATCCGGTGCTACTTGTTGCTGGGATCGTTGAGGGCTTGGATTACCAACCAAAAGAGCTTGCTGCCGAGTATTCAAATCACTTAAATTAGAATTCTGAGCAACCAGTTTCTCATTCGCTTGGCGAAGGCTTGTTATTTCAGCCGCAATGTCAATTTCAGGTTCAGTTGAAGTATTCAATTGTGTATTCAATTTTGTCATGTAATTATCCTTTATAAAGTTTCGATTCTAATTCTATTCACCAATTTCGTCATCACTATCTTCGGGTTGAGGTATGACAATGCACTTCTCAAGTAGTTCCATCGTCGTACTAGTTTGCCCAGTAGGATCAGATAATATCTTAATCTCTCCAGGGTCAGTATTTTGTTTTTGCTCAAACTCTTCCACTTCTGACATTGCCTCTTCCAGTGTCTTCGCCCCTAGATTTATGTGTGGAATATCATCAACGCCACCTTTTATCTGTTCTACAATTTCGGAAGCTTGTACAGTTCGTATCTTGGCGCGTTCAGCCTGAGCTGCCTTCATTAACTCACGTTTCTTCTGTTTATGTGCCTTAACGTCACTTTTAGAAAGACTACTTACGAATTTACCCATTTCACTTCCCTTTCTGAAAGAATCATTGTAAGCTTTAAGTGCTTTTTTACCACGCTCTCCCATAACTCTCATTGCGATTCCCATAATCTTACCAGTCCAGACGCCGTACATTTTAACAGAAGCCTTCCCTTCCGAGGTGAATGATATGACGATTTTACGAACATGATTATCAAATGCACGAGAAATTCCAAGCATTCGCAATGCCGAAATTTCCATATCACATGGGATCTGCTGAAAATTAACTTGAGGGTTCGTTCGATTTTTCTCTATATTTGCTTTTTCAGCCTCACCGGCAATATACTGTCTAATCATCGTAAGGTCAAGCTCTAACATCTTAGCTACTTCATTAAGTTTCATACTATAGTCCCTTCATCGGTTTGTGAAAGACGTCAGCCCGTCCGGTCGTCGATCAAGCTGTTTACATCTTTCTTTATACTGGTTTCTCGTAAAGTGTTGCGGACCCTCTTTATTTAAAAAGGTGGTCACTAAGTCGTCATTTAGGACACATATCTGAGCAGGCTCACGCGGGATAATGTGTCGGGTTGCTTGTCTCTTACATTTAGGACAGAACGCAGGATCACACATGTGAGCCACTGTCCGTACTTCGTCAAAGTCAGTTATTTCACAATCTTCGTTTTTGCACTCAAACTCATATATCATGCTAATCGCCTCTGTTGTTGTTGCTGACCCATCTGGTCCATCTGTCCCATTGACATGGGATTCTGTGCCGAATTAACCGGCGGGAATATCCTGTCAATATCAAATTGAGGAAAACCAGCCAAAAGCTGACGATTGAATTCCCGAAAATCGCCACCAGAGGCTTGAACTTGCTCGCCAAATCCAGCGAGCATCATAGATTCTTGTTTCTTTTTTGCCATATCTTCTTCTTTACTTCCAACAACCGTGACGGAATAATCGAAATCACCCCGAAGTTCACGGCCCTTAAACGTCACCCATACTTGCCGAGTAACATCAGCATCCTCTATCTGGCCTGTTTCCGGGTTCCTTATTTTTTGCGTTACAGGTGATAATATATCAACCACCGTCTCCTCTGTCCAGAAAGTAAATATCATATTAGCAATATCTTTCGCAATGTCAACAGTCATGTCATTCACTATGTCACGTCGGTCATTAACAGGAACCATCGCGTCCCCTTGAGATCCTGAAACTTCAGCCCCGCCACGTCGAGATTGAGCATGTGTATCGAACGCCGCAGAACCAAAATGCCGTTTAATCGCCTGTTCAATCTCAACAATGTCACCATCGAGATTATTAGAATTCGGCATTTGAAATGGCATAATATCCGTCTGTAAATTACCATTAACCTCCACGCCAGCACCTACCGTAGCGCTAACAAGTCGCGAAAGCTGACCACTCTTAATAACACCCTTACGAAACAAAAACTTCGCAACACTTAATCGTCGATTTTTAGCCCGCTGACTTCTGACATCGAGTAATTCTCGAAGCTTAACTTCAACCAAGTCAATATCACTGGTTCCCCAAGCATAATCCGTATTACCATTGAATACAAGATTATGAACGGGCAACTTACCACCAAGCACGGCCATTAAAATATCTTTTTCTTTATACAATATTTTATGATGATCCTCAGCAAAGATATACATCATCCCAGATTCTTTATCACGAACTTCTGTACATAACACAGAATCCTTTGTGTTATTAAAATGCGGGCCTGGAGTAATCATCCCAGGAGATATGTCAGAATATTGATACGATTGAGCTTTTAAATCTCCCGTATTAGAAAGCCGCTTATCACTTTTGCAATCATCTAACTGTCGCCAGTATCTAAAAGCTACCCATCTAGCTTCTGAAAAATCATTTGTCATTTCAGGATAAACCACATTTCGCGGATGTTGCCAAGTCACCCAAGGAATACCCGGAAAAATATCATCTCTAAATTCTTGTCGCTCACCCTTCGTCTTGAAAGCACCTTCAGAGAATCCTACGTCCATAATCTCTTTGTACGATGGAACGTATTGAGAATCATATCCAATCTTTAACATAGACGTCCCATGCTGGATTGCACTTAATGCGGCAACTTTCAATTGATTTTTATATTTAATCTGCCTTAATATTCCGTTAATAACCCTCTCAAGCACCAATGCGTGCATGGTGGACCGCCCAGCAAGTGGGTTAATTTTAATATATGGTAAGTCCGGCACAATCTTAGGAACTTGTCGCCTGGCTTCATCGTTCACAATAGGATCTGCCAAAATCGAACTACCGCGACCACCAGAATCATAAAACTCATCTCCACTACTATTCAATGAGAAATTATTACGAAAATATCCTTCATACCGCCGCCAAATACTATCAGGATAGAGTCGTTTTCGAAAATCTTCACCACGACGGATGATACCGGCCCATTCACCTATAAGTTTTGAATCAGTCGTTTCTAGCATGTTTAATAAACCGTGATCACGGCTCCAATATTATTAGCTTCATTAGCAGCAGAACCATCCGTTTTGACAATCTTCAACATTAAATGCCGAATTCCCAAAAGATCTGGAATATGAAGACTCGCCGCCCGGTTATTTGCGGAATCGTAAATCGCACACGTCCGGATCCAGTAATTTGTAATCGCAAGCGTATCGGCCCACAACCCACCAACTGTAACCGCCGCCCCCGTAGCCGGGTTCGTCGCGACCTTCATGCTACCCAGAATGCAAGACGTGGCACTTGACGACTGACAAAGCACCTCGCAAGGACTCTCCAGACTACTTCTGTAACCAAAAAGCTGAAACCCAAATGTGTCATTCGCAACCGGAGTGTAAGTCTCTGCATCATTCTTTAATGAATAAAACTTGATGACCGCCGCCCCGAACGAATTGCTAAAAAGTTTATTCAAATCAACGAATCCATTCGCAACGCTAGTCATTTCGCTCAAGCTACTTTTGGAATAAAGAGTTGAAAAATCTGTAATAAGCGCAGCTACATCCTCTGCCATGGGTATTCGTAATAATTTCCATGAATTTTGCGGAGTCAATAATGCCCCACCTCTTATATTCGGTCTATCAGTCATAACTTTGTACTCCTATCGGATCCAGAAGGTCTTCAGAATCCATGTCAAAAAATTCACGTTCTATATCCTCATAAGTGACAAAACTTGGTTCGTCAATATAAACTATTTCTTTCTTAGGCTCATCAGGGCCGATGAGTAATCTCGGTATATACGCCAAAGAATCTACCAAATCGCATATTCCGGTGCCATTTCGTCTATACCGAATCAATTCATTATATAATGCTTTCTGATTATGCTTTAGATGAATCATGCCATTACGGAATCGCGGCTGAAGTGCCTCAATTCTCTGTACTTTTGCCTCATTCTTATATGGATGAATTCCAGTAAATCCAACTCCCCACTCACATAATGACTTAAACCTAGCATCCATACGAACAATGTCAAGCATTTTAGCTTGAAAAAGTACATCCTCCATAGCGAATGTACTAGGTCGCCAATGTTCAGCAAGATTGAAGAACATATCCAACTGTCCTCCAGTATCAAACTGCCCCCGAACAGCGTCCAAGATGTACCAGTTATTCATAGCATCCACGCCGACGATGAGACCCGTCGTATAACACGCTGACTTATCCTGTGATAGCCCTAGATCCATCATGCCAACGATGTCAATCATTTCCGGTGCCTTTGCATAATGCAATATCCATTCTTTCTTGAATACATTCTCAGCCGGATCAGTAGGAAGACACAAATATTGAGTATTGAAAATATACGAATTCTGAGACTCTTCCAATGCAACAATTTCAACCATAGTTCCCAGAGTACCGCTGGGCCAGGACGGCTCACCTCGCATCTCCTTAACCGGGTAATCATCCGGCCAATAGACCGGCAAGACAAATTCCGTGAATGACGAATCATTAGTTTCAATATAGTCCACGAAATCATTGTCCGCCCAGCGATTATTGAGATACATCCGCTTGGCTAAGAATAATTTATCCTTACTACCTCGATGCGTTGGCTTACGTTCAAGCAACCCGTAACTACTAACCTTATGCCAGCCAATCGCCTTGGCAATATCCTTTGGATTTGGTCGAATCTCCACATCAGATATATCATCCTTTTTTGCCGTCACAATATCATCGAGTATGATAATATTAAAATGTAAAGATGTTAAATTAGTCCCAGAACCAGCAGCCTTGTACGTTGGTTCCTTAAAATCCTGCTTCCTCTTGAGGCATAATTCTTCAGCACTCCATTTATACCCACGCCCCCGCTCTCCCGGCCCGGGAATGATCTCTGGAAATGCAGTCGAAATCCGCTCATTCCTCTCAAAAATCCCCTGTAACTGCTTAAGAGTACCCTTTGCATTTGTAAAATTATTCTGAACGTATAATATCCGAATATCAGGATTCTGTAACCCTAACTGTAATGCATAAGCCACCGCTATCGAAGATTTTAATGACCCTCGGAATCCAACCATAAGCTCATCAACCGGGACTAAATTAAAATTACTCCTATCCTGAAAATACTCCTGGGCGTCAATTACATCACCAGGATATTCAATGAATCGACACACATCACTATGAGGTTCAACCGATATATCAGGAAAAATTGCCTGGCACAACATGAACAGATCATTTACAAACCAATATTTATCGTCTGAAATCGGATGAGCGGCCAGGGTGGAAGAGAGTTCCTTATTGGTCCATTTTGCTGGTAAGAACGATCCGTCCGACATCACAACCGGATGCGTACACCGCTGAAGGTGATTGGAAATTCGCTCAGTAATATGCGGCTCAAATACCTGGACCATCATCTCCACCTGGCCACCGATTAAGATCGGACCCGCCGCCGCGATCTCATGCTCCCGTATCTTATCAAGAGCCTGCTTAATCGCCTTCTCAACCTCTGGCTGCTCCAACCGAGTAATGACGTGATCATAATCAATTTCAAGCGTCTTGGCTATCTCTGAACATTGAATCTTCGCAAGACGAAGAGCAATAATCCTGAGATCCTCAATCTGCAAAGCTCGACGAACCGCAGGCGTCAGTAAATCGCGAACGTCATAGTTTTTTTGTTTTGCTTTCTGATTAGCCATTAGTTAATTAAAATTCCTCATACCTTGGTCTGTATCCTGGGACGAAAGACGGAGTAATACTACTTCCACCTACACCAAATCCCGATTCAGAAATCAATACTTTTAAACCGTTCGCCGGCAACGTCAACGTGCCTGCTTGCCCATCAGTTGTATCGCCACTATAAGTATTAGCGATTGATGGATAATCCAATGATCGATCAACCGCCCCAATCGTTTGCCCGCTGGAACCACCCTCAATTAGCAGGCTTTCATATCCAGGCTCATAATCTATTTCATCCTCAAGCAATGGATCTGCCTCAAAACTATTCACATCATTATCACCCCAAATTAAATCGCTTGCCGCCCATGTTGCTATCTGTGCCAACCATGCGGTCAGGTCTGCGTAAGTCGTTGCCGTGTCTTCATCCCTTGCAAAACCAGATGATCCTACCTGATAACAATTGTAATCCAGGATATTATTGCCATGCGTACCATCTATGATATAAATCGCGTAAGTGCCACCTGAACCATCAAGAACATTGTCTGTTATTATATTGTTATCAGGGTCATCAGTTGAAATTACCCACTGTAACGGATATAGCCCATCAGCAATCGCTGTATTGTTTTGGATTTTATTACGCTGACCACCCTTAAGGTATAAGCATCGCCTGGCTTTGATTGTATTATGATGAACATTATTACCCTCTCCCTTCATCACAATACCAATATTTAATGAACCCGTACCTGTAAATGATATATCATTCCCCCTACATTCAGCATAATTAACACCTGCACCTAAAAGAATACCATGCCCTGAATCTCCGGTTGAATTGGCTATCGTATTACCATTGACTACAACCATGCCTAATGGATTCGCATTAGCATCCCCATCGACTCCAACAATAATACCATAACCAACACCTATGATATTGATTATATTATTAGATACATTACAGAGAGTAGCAAATGTATCTATTCGTACCGCTTTGCCAGTTACAATATTGAACGTGTTACCTGTGACCTCAGCAGTGAATGCCGCTGTTTGCAGGTTGGTATCTATGCCAATACCTACCCCAGTAACAGTTATGTTTGGGCAATCAGTAATTGAAAGAGATGCCGTTGCCGCAATATCAGCCACCTGATCTGCATTTCCTGCTGTCATGCTGCTTGTCGTAACAACGATAGCATTAGCGGATATAATTCGCAACACATGACCACCGGCGGTTAAGGTTGAACCCGTAATAGTTAAATCCCTTGTCGTTGCACCACCTCCACTGAACTCTATCGCACTCTGAGTTCCAGAAGCCGTAGAAGCATTGAGCGTTGACCCCGTAATAACAATATTACATTCTACATCCGTATCAACGTGAATGCATCGTTCTGTCGTTGAATTTATTGTCGAATTAGTTATTGTGCATGTAGTACCAGATTCTATTTTTATAGCACGAACAGTTCCGTTCAGCACAGAACCATTTATAACACTAAGATTTCGTGCATGAGCTGCATTGTTGAAAAATATAACAAACTGGTCAGCAACTGCCGAATCTCCAATAACTGTATTGTTAATCGTCGTAGTTACATTATTCTCCACCCGTATAAGTCCAGCAGATGCCGCGGCACTTGATGTAATTGTTGTTATATCTTTTAATGTAATTGAACCAGACGTCATTGTACTGGCACAATAAAATACACCTGTCGTTGACGCACCTGTAATATTAACAGCACCGCCATCACCCTCATAGATAATGTCCCATCCGATTTGAGTAGCATCATGTCCAACGTAGCCCCCTGAGCCTGATATATCTGCACCGGCATACGTTCCAGTAGCCAAGTGTATTGTTCCAGATCCACCCAGGTTATCAAGAGCGTATTGTATAGACATATAAGGATCGCCAACAGCGTCGCCGCGCCCAGCTGTCCCATCATCTGTTCCTGTCACTGGATTTACATATTTATCTGCCATGATTTATATTATTCTTTTATCTCCCCTACCACTCTATTATGGTGCCTTGAACATCTTATCCACCGCGAAATGAAGATGAGCGTCCAGTATAATAATCTCACCGTCAATCTCCACCGCGTCCCCACCCTCTACCGCGATCCTCCGAAGTCGCATGGAGAGTAAATCATGCGATAATATATCAACCCCTACATCCCAGTTGATTGTAAATTGAATCAAAAAATTGTTATATTGTGCCTTCCTTGCATCCGGAATATTCGTCTCCACCTCCACGTCCACCGGAGTATCACTAAGCACCACGGCAGTCTCCGCGCCCGATCCCTCATGCGTGCTACTCCATGATAATTGCAACCGAAAATCGTCCCCCGCCGTCTCCGCCGCAGAAAGAGCCACCAGCACATCGACAATTATATCACTCAAACCATCCCACCGGCCAGGCACATTTATAAAAAGAGGAACCTCTTCGTCCGCCGCGTAAAGCGGCAAAGAAAAACCCCGATAAACCCCTACCACAACTTCAGTCGGCTTGCCCTGACCCGTAATGTCCGTATGATCAAAGTCAGGCCGAAGCGTTAAAACCCGCTTGGCCGTGCCCACCATCGTGACAACGCCCGCCGCGCTGATCGCCGTGTAATTAGCAACAGCCCCAACCTGTAACGACCCGGCAGTCAATGCCCCTGTCACCGCCATAGTACCGGAACCCAGAAAATTAAAAGCAGGATTGTCCGTAGCGTTACCGAAATCTATCTTGTCAGATGCACCATTTACTGAAATCATTTCCTTAGTGACACCAACCGTAATAGTCAATGTGTCCGTAGCAGCACCCGCTCCAATAATTCCGTCACCAGTTCCCCAGGTTATTAAATTACCATCTGCAAAAGTGATGGAAGAGCAAGACACACCACCAGAAGTATCGAAATCTTCCTGAGCATTCGTCCAGTCTATGATTTCATATCGTGGAGGCATATCACATTTCCTTATCACATATCAAAAAGCTCCCAGTGGAGGAAAAGTATATCAAAATGGTGGCCACCTGGGAGGGCAATGCACTTGGCACTTAAGCCAGTGGATCGCGAGCCCCCAGATGACATTTAAACTATACCACAAGATTCAGAAAAAAGCAAATAAAAAATATTAAAAAAAAAAAAACACATGAAAAGTGTGAATGGGATGCAGTTGAGGTAGAGGGGTCTGTTAGGACTATAAGGCCGTGGGGGGAATCAACCCTAACTGAACACACCATTTAAAAAACTCATTGGCACACATGAAACACAATGACCCCACCCCCCCCCTTAATCATTACCAGGTCGTTGTATGTAAAAAGTGACCAGTGAAGAGGTGATATAAGCGTATTAAAGCACCTTTATTTTTGCCGGGTCAAGTATAATCGACTTAGAAACATCTAGCCACATCCAGCCACCCTAGAAAAAGATGGTAAGCCCATGAGTGTCCCTTACACGAGAAGCGGACACGAAGTTGTAAGTGGATGCCCGGGGTAAGACTTATGAGTGCACGCCAATGGTTTCAAAAAACGGTGTCCGCTTTGAAGCGGACGTCGTCCGCTTATCGTCCGCGATAGGTTGCCTGTAAGTCGTTTGTTACCAGGGGTTTGGCCTGGTGTCCGCTTTGTTTTTGTAAACTACTCCTTTAGGCGCTTTTATATCATACTTAATTAGTATGATATATATACATTTTTTTTTTAACTCTATATAATAAAGAAGAAACGAAGTGGACACAAGGCCAAAACACTGGTAACAAAGGACTTACAGGAAAATAACAGTGGACGTAGTAGTGGACGTGGCCGCCTTGCTTGGCCATAATTTTGTTAAGATGGTAAAATAGGCAATATAGGTAATTCCATAGTGAATTCCTCCGGGCCTACCATCCCCCAACCCTGGACCTACCCTTCTTTGTCGTAAAAAGTAAATGGTAGGCCCGACATTGTCATATATGACAATGTCAATTGTGATCTATGTCACAATCTCAAATTTTATTTTTGCCAAGTCAATTTTTTATTTGACAACCACATAATAATGTAGTATAGTTATAGTAGCAAACATATTTAATATTTTAACCCTTTATTTCTGGAGTAATAATGACAAATCAAAGCAAGAAAAAAACAGTAGTATATAATGGTACAACGTATGTTGCGACTACTCCCCGGGCGGTTATTGATATTTTGGAGCAATCCAGGCGGGATCGGAGTAATTATCGCCTGGTTATATTTTACGGTGATAGGGTGTCAGGAAGGGCCTGGGGTGACATTGTGGAGTGCTTCGTTGGCCGGTCAAGCGGCGATGTAAAAATACCATTAGAGATATATAATTCTCGCTCGCTTGGCGGCGGTGCTATTTTTGATGATTTTATCGTTAAAATTGTCAGCGCCGCCGGCAAGCGGACATTATATCAACATACTCACTATCACACTGGCAACGCTATTTTTCGCGGTAAAAATGCCAAATATGCCCCATTCAACCACGACCAGCCGCTTCAACCTTTGGGAAAACAAGTAGCGCGAATTAAAATCTGGTAATGCCAATCTTAACCGCCGATGTTCCAACTTCCGCCGATATTCCAACTTCCAACCAAGGATAAAAAAAATGACAAAACAAGAATTTATTTTGGCGATTCTCGCCTATTTGTCAATGTTATAAACAATTAAGGCTATAAGCCAGAAATGAGAAATGAAATGAAAACAGCTAAAAAAAAAGTGATAAGTGAATACGATCAACAAGCTATTGATTTTATCGAAGCAACGGGAATCAAAATAGTAAAGGTATATACCGGGCACCAAAAATACTTTGATGAAGATAAGAAACGCCGGGCATCATTCAGCGTCACTATAAAACGTGGTAACAAGTCATTTAATTATGATTTCGGCACGTCAATTATGGACTCATACGAAGTTATTGGCTGGAGTAAGCCGCAAGATGTACACAGGGCATTTTGTAACTGGCGTAAAATCAACCATGCTGATTTTAAATATATCACTATAAAGGAACACATGACAGAAGGAAACGGCGAAAGTGTTGATTGTGACAACAGAATAAGAGACGCCAAAACGTTGCCAAGTGATTACAGCCTTTTATCATGTATGTCAAGTGATAGCTATTGCGCAAACACTTTCGACGAGTGGTGTTCTGATTATGGATGTGACAATGATAGCAGGAAAGCACTTGAGACGTATCTGAAATGCCAAAAGATAGCATCTGATATAAATGGGTTATTTACAGCAAAAGAAATAGATGATTTACAAAAAATACAATAAATGCGATACATACAGTATGTATCGCCGAAACCCACAAGGCTATAAATAGCCAGAAATGAGAATGAAATGAATGAATTCAGAGTAATAATTGAGACTAAAAACGCAGCTTTTACAGAATACGACAATACCTACGAGGAAATATCGCGTATTCTACGAGCTATAGCGGACAAGATGGAAAATGAAATCGAGATACCTTATGTGTTGCATGATATAAATGGAAATACAGTTGGCAGAATTGACACATTGTAATAATTTAAATGATTATACTAGACTATCTAAAAATTAATACCCCTTTTTAAACTGGAGACAAAACAATGACTAAAGATAAATTAGAAAAAGTTTTAAAAGATCATTTAGTGTGGCTGAATGATAATTCAAATGGTGCTTGTGCCAATCTCAGAGGTGCCAATCTCAGTGGTGCCGATCTCAGATATGTCGATCTCAAAAGTGCCAATCTCAGTGGTGCCAATCTGACTGATGCCGATCTCAGAAGGGCCAATCTCAGTGGTGCCAATCTCAGATATGCCAATCTCATTGATGCCGATCTCAATGGTGCTGATTTCAGAGGTGCCGATCTCAGAAGTGCCGATCTCAATGGTGCTGATTTCAGTCGTGCCGATCTCAGAAGTGCCGATCTCAATGGTGCCAATCTCAGTGGTGCCGATCTCAGTGGTGCCGATCTCAGAGGTGCCGATCTCAGTGGTGCCAATCTGACTGTAGGGAATGTGAATCGGAAAATCGAAAATTAATA